GAGTTTCGTCATCGAGAGTTGTCCATCCGCGTTTAGGCGTGCCATTAACTGAGAATGTGACATCGCGAGTAGAGTGATCATCAGGGTCATTGTCGCTGCTGTCTTCTTGAACGGTAACTTGCATGTACCATGCGTAATACTTGCCAGCGGAATTCTTACGTTTGCGGTAGAGAATCCAAAAGTCGAGCAATTCGCCGTCAAACAGTGAATCGTACATTACGTCTGCAATTGCAGCCGTGTTGTTCAGGAATTCGACTTCAAGATCGGTGCTTGCGGAACTACGAGTTGCTACATTGCCGTCCTTGGTAACAGTGGAATCACTGTCAACAGACGGATCAAAGGACAGCGAAGTCTGCCAAGGGATAATTTGGCCGCCGACTTTTGCTTGATCGCTATGTTTGCGAGCCAAGGCAACAACGTCCATGCCTTCTAGCACTTTTAATTCATTTGCCATGTTATGGCCTCCTATAAAATATTCAGATTGAGTATCAGCGTGGCTCGGTTGAGAACCGTGTCAGGGACACTCTGGTCTTGTGTGAACTCTTTTGACTGATCTTCTACACGTCCATAGAATCGGTAGTCATCGGTTAGCACTTGTCCAATTGCGGCACGAAAAAAGCGCTCTGCCATATCAGATACGGTGAAACGCTGTTTTTTGTCGCCCCAGATGTCGATGGTGATCAGCACATTGCCATTGAGTGACGTCTTTGTTGCAGTAGGAACAACTTGAATATCGCCAACAATGACGAAGGGATATGGGGCATTCTCCTGCTGCATGGGCAAATGGTCGTAAGTTTTGTACCCAGATGATTGTGAAAACGCATAGAAGTAATCGTAGAGCTCTTGCTCTGGTGATGTGATTTGAATCACCTACTTTGCTGCTTGTTTAAGCTGATTAATAAACTGCACTTTCTGATAAAGGAACGCAGGCTTCAATACAGGACGTGCCCGCATGAATCGAGTTCCATTTTCGGTGTATGGGTTGTATTCCATTGACATGCCAACTATGCCTGTCAGACCACCGTCTTCAAGCGATAACTTGATGCCGCGCTTTGTAGCACCAGTAGGATGAGCATACACGGTGCCGGTCATTTGCTGAGAACGAGTCTGGAGCTGTGCTGTCTGCTGCTTGACGATTTGCTTGACAACGTCCATCTTCGCTCGCTTCAGCAGACCAGCAACCAACTTATCCATGCCTTTTAGCTGAATACGATAACCAAGCCCAACTTTGCTCATTTCGTCTCACCCACAATCAAAGTAGCGTTTTGAAGCGGGACACGGTCAGTATTAAGGGCATAATGAGTCGCTTCATCATCAATCGTTAAATAGCTCCAATTGACGGTGATTGGCTCAACTAGTCGGATCACCTTTGCCTTTTGAGCATAGTTTCCGAATAGCTGAACACTCTTGTCGGTTCCCATGTCGGTGACGCTAGCAACTGTAGTGGCCATCTTTTTAACATCACCGTATTGATGTGTTTGCGGATTATACTCTTCATCATCAAGCCAGAATGTAACCTTATGATCTAACCGCATACGATCACCTCTTTGGATATCCAGAAATGAAGCTAACGGTCCCAAGAGACTTGGCATTCTTACCGTTGGCTTCTTTCCAGTCATTGATGTCGTCAGCAAAATCATCGAAGTCATTAGACTTGAACGTGAACGACTGGCCTTCTTGCTCGTATGACGTCATTCCTTCGTTCTTACGCCTGTTGTAGCGTCTGACGCATACTTCTAGGGCAATGTAGGCCAACTCACTAGGAAAGGCCTCATCCGTTCGCAAACCGAGCTTAAATCGTAAGGCTTGTGTGGTATTTTTGATGACGAGATTAAGCACACCATCTTGTGCGTCAGTTTTGATTTCCATCATCGTCTTCAAATCCGCAAGTTTTATTGGATCGCTTTCTGCCATCACTTCACCGCCTTTATTGCTTGAGCGTACTTGTATGAGCACTTCAACTTATCAACGAAGCTAAGGTCTTCACCAAACGGAACTCGATCGGTGTACTTGCCCTTAAAGAAAAGATCATGCATATCACCGGTAACACCAGCATTGTGCATGATCTTGGTTTCATTCCACCGCTTGACTGGATCGGTAGCCCAACAGAAATCGAGCTCATCACTGATGACGGGCCCGATATTGAAGTACATCATATTCCATAACTGTGACCACATTTCTGCGGTCCATTTCTGGATATTGCTGTCGACCGTCTGAAAGTAGTGCCACAGTCGGTTGCTGTCGGCATACACCTTCCGCCAGTATTCAGCTGACGGGTGACTGATGAGCCACTGAGCACCGCCAGAATTGTGGTTGATCGTCTCAAGCGAAGCCACCGTAACGCCGACAATGTCAGCCATGCGTTTCAAGATTTCTTCTCCGTGTTCGCACTGCTTGATATAGTCAACGCTGATATAGCTAAGCGTGTTGCTACACAGCCAGCGATCAGACTTTGCTTTCAGCTTGCGAAAGTCTGGCCGTTTACGGAAGATCACATCGCTATCGAAGTAGAAATAGTCCTCTTTTTCGCGTTCGGGGTCCTCAGCTAGATACTGCCACCACAGCCAAGGCTTCACAGACGGAATATATTGCCTGTCTGAGCGCTTGTCGGTATACGTGTGTACTTCTACTCCATATTTGCTGGCAAGCGTTTCTGGCACCTTATAATCATGCACGGTGAAGAGCAAAACGACATCTTTCATGTCAAACCCGACACTTTGCAGATTAGTTAGGCAGACTTCTAATTCCCATTCGAATCTCTGAATAGCGGGTTGACACAAGATGAGTTTCATTCTGTCCTCCAATCAGCCGCCCGGTTTCCCGTACTGTTCTATTTCGATAGGCGACTTGCATCAATTGATTAACCGTGCGAAGTGGTGGTGGTAGTTGTTTTGCCTGGAACGAGCACTTTGGCTTGCAAGACGTTCTCAGCTTCTGGGAAGCTAGGAAGCGCGGTGGCTGCCGCCTTTTCCCACGTTGCAATTGGATCTTGCGTAGTCTCGTAAACGGTGGTAAACACATTGCCAACAGTGCCCTGTTGAACACCCGGAGTTGAAATCAGTCGGGACTCTTCAGGGGTAGGACCATAAACGGTTTGCCCGAGCTGGTCATCACCAAAGGCTACCAAAGTGTCTTCCGGGAAGTACCGTTCAACGGTATAGATACCTTTGGCTCCCTGCTTACGGTACTTGGCATCATACGTGACAATAGTTGGCAAGCCGAACGACTGCATAACCGCATTGAGACTGCCAACACTAGGCAACAGGCCTGCTGTCTTGAAGTAGTCAGCAAATGCTTTACTCCGGATCAAGGCAGTCTGTACCTTGGAAGAAGTCAAGATTCGCGTTGGCACGTAGTCGAGCAGTGCAAACCAGTCTTGCAAGTCCTTAATCGGATCAGCACCATTTGCATCCCAAGAAGTAGTTGCAGTAACTTGGTGTTCACTTGGAACATGGTAATCAACATCGAAGTTGAGATTGTTCTCATTGATGGTGATCTTCCCAGTTGCCAAAGCCTCCATGCGCATTTTTTCAACGCGTGCATAAACGCCTTGAACCAAAACGTCCAAGTCGTTGTACACAAGGCTGGTCAGATAGTTCTGTTCAGCCGGTGTGCGCGGATTGCGTAATGCGATCAGGTCCTTTTCCTTAAGCTGCATCTTGCGTTTGATGTAGCCAAGTTCAGCGGCCTGAACGCTCGCTTCACGACTGCCAATCTCCGCTTCCGTATCGAATGCAGAAATAGATGCCACGATAGGCGTCTTAGACCCACCACGAAGAAATTCAAAATCCAACTGATTAATTTTGGTTGATGGGAACAAGGTGTCCCCAAGTAATTGCGGATACTGGCGGTTTTGAACGTAATCAAGTACCGTCTTTTGATTAAACAAATCTAAAATAGCTGGCATAAGTTAATCCTCCTTAGTCAGAAACGTGGCTGAATTTGATTTCTTTCAGCGCAGTGATAGCATTACTGGACGGCTTGACTGGCAAGCGAGCTGCGTTCACATATCCTTCAACGATGACGCCTACGGGTTGAGAACCCTCACTGACATCAACATCATTAATGGTCACACCGACTGCCGTTGCATCGTTCTTTGGATAGATAGAACCTGCTGGCAATACACCTTTTACGACACCATCAGTTGAACTGTCGGCTTGGTGAGTGAATGAAACGAATTTCTCGCTATCCAAGAAGTTGATCTCAGATGTGGTTACCTTTTTACCTGCGTACATAAAAGTACCTCCTTATTTTTGTTTCCATGGATCGTTATCAACTTGGCTCTGCTGATTCCGTTGTTTAGCAAATGCCGCGCCCGGAGTCTCCACCTTTGAACCATGCGTTTTGGGTGTGCTGCCCTTAAGCAACTCTTGACGAACACCTTCAGCTACTGCTTGATCATGCGCAATGAGCCACTTTACATTCGCCTCAGTAGATTCTGCCTCTGGCGTTACAACGTGCTGCAAATCGTCCTCAGTGACTGTCAGCTTGGCGTCCTCAAACATCGATCGAGCCTGTTTGCCCATCTCATAGGTGGCAAGCTGTGACTTGAGTTCGTCTCGCTCTTTTTGAGCCTTTTCTAGCTCATAATCCTTCTTCTGGTCGGCATTCATCTTGGCCAGTTTTGCAGCTTCGTCAACGGCAGCTTGCTTTTCCTTCTCGGCACGAGCAAGGCGCTTTTTTACAATATCGTTGACCTGCTCATCGGTGTAGGTATGCTGATCAGAGCTTTCATCAGAACTGTCTTGGCCATTGTCCGAGTCTTGAGCGTTGGTGTCATTGTCACTTTGAGATTCGCCGCTTTGCTGGTTCTCTTGACTACCGTCAGCACCAGTATCTTCAGCGAAAAATTGCAAATTCATCGGCATTAAAATCTTTGGAATCATGTTCAGAACTCCTTCCACAGCTTTTTAGACGGATCAGGCTTGCGTCTTAATTTACCGGAGCTTTTAGAGTCAATCACGCTTGGACTTGATGGCATAAAAATAGCCGCTAGCTGCGACTTATAAAAATCCTTTACGGCGTTGTGCGTCTCTAGATCGTTTATCAAGCTCGTGTTTGATCGGCACCGCCAATTTTTCGGCAAGCAATTTACCATCTACCGAACGTCCAGATGGTTCGTATGTTTCTTCAAAAATGTCAGGCTTGCACGGATAGAATTCGCCATGAACTCCCTTGATGATGTAATCATTCTCATTAGCGAGCATATTACCTTCCAAAGTGGGAATTATGAGCCCTATCTTTTCTCCAGAATCAGATTCAACGCCTTTGTCCGAATGGCAGCCATGTACTCCTTCAGGGCCCCATGGCAATTGGACAAAATCACAAACCTCACCCCAATTAGCCCAAGTTAGCTGAACAGCTTCAATTTCAACCGACTTCTTACGATATTTCATTGCATTTCCTCCTAGATTAGAAACTGTATTCTTGCTTGATGTCGTCTATACCATGCACATTAGCAGCGAGTTTAATGACAACTTTGGTATGATCGCCGACCTTTGAATCGATGTTCATATCAATGACACCTTCAATACGTTTGCCGTTAAGATATGGGCCATCATCTTTCAGCTCAATAACGCTTAGGTGGGGACCTGACACGTTACCAGATGTCGATTTAGTGTCGCCGGTTAATGACAGCGCCATTTCATCGGCAAGTGTCGCATTGTCGATTATCATCAGTTTGCCGTTGACATATAAATTACCATTCTGAATGGTCACATTGTCATCGCATCGATTGTATGCGGTCAGGATAAGCGCTCCTAGCTGATAATCTTTGATGCCATTAGCTAATGCGGCCAAATCAAGTAGTCGTTTCTTGATGCCTTCACGAGTTTTCAAATCTTCATTGCTCATGGTATTTCCTCCTAATCATCGTCTGGCATATAAGCCGCAATGGAGCATCGGCAATTGGGGTGAACTGGAATATCTGGCACATCGTCTACACGATAAATGCCTCTACCAGTTCTCCCGCCTTCTGAAATCTCCTTGCATACATCACACGCGCTTGGCTCAGCTACCCATTTGCAATAGTCATAGCCAAACTTATTGAAGCTATCTAATTGTGCCTGTGTCTGAATACGGGCCGACTCAGTACGTGCAATTCGTTCTGTCACATAGCGGTGATTGTTAACCGTTTCTGCCACTTGACCGCGTAACTTGCGAGCAATCTTTAGTGGGCTCTGTCCCTGAATGGTGGCGGCAGTCAGTAGCTCGTCCAGCTCAGCCTTAAGAATGTCTTGGCTGATCCAGATGCGCTGTGAGAAGGTGTAATCTCCCTCTCGTTTGGAGAGCAACTGGGCTAAATCAGTGTAGCCGCCCTTAGATACCGTCTCTCCAAGTATTCCCGCTTGCCGTTTGATCTCGGATTGATAATCATCGCTCAATTTTGAGATTAGATCGGCGTTCACTTTCATGTGTGCATCAAGCATTTCTTGACCAATCTCACTCTTGAGCATTTCTAAGCGATTAATCCGCATGGTAGCGTTGTATAGCTTGAGACGATCATTGACATCCTTGCTAAAGTCGGAATATTTGAGCGGTTCGCCGTTGTACATCTTTCTAGCATCATCGACAATTGACTTTGCTTCGGCTTGATAAGCTTTAATATCGGTAGCCATCACTGCTTGACGCGCACCGGCCATGCTGTCGTTGCTGTATGCGGCATACTTGGCAAACTCTGAATCAATATCCTTTTGAATGTCGGTTAAAGCTTTGTCAAAATATTCCTGAATTCGGGCATTGAACG